CATTGATCTATCTTCCGCTTCGGATTCCGTCTCCCTCGACTTAGTCAAGAAAGTGTTCCCAAGACATCTTTTAATTAAGATGCTGGCTACACGTTCTGATTTTGTCGATTATACAGACGAGAGTGGCAAGCATACTGTGCGTTTAAGTAAGTTTGCCCCTATGGGATCCGCTGTGTGTTTTCCTACACAGTGTATCCTATATAGTCTCGTTTGTATAAGGGAATATCTTGTCCATGTAGAGGGACCCTCTCGGCGGAAAACAGTAAGTTGTGTCAAAGATCTTATTGACATCTTTGACACATACACCTACTCGTTTCCAACGAGTGGGGTTACTCGTTTGCAACCTTTGAGGGTCTATGGTGATGATATTTTGTGTGATTCTTCAATCACGCAGAGTATCGTCCGCTCTCTATGTGACCTCGGTTTTGAGGTTAACATGGAGAAATCGTTTCTTTCATCGGCACCATTCCGTGAATCATGCGGAGTGTATGCTTGGATGGGAAACGACATTTCACCCCTGCGTTTCAAAGTATGCCACTTTCAAGGTGACATATCTTTAAACGCCCTAGCCTCTCTTATCGATTTGGCGAATCGCGCTGGAGACTTACATTATGTAAATCTTCAACGCTGCCTTATCCATAAGATCTTATACGATAAAATCGTCGGTATAAGACATCGAGGGTCTAGAGGAGTTGTCTATGCGAATCCTATTAGATTCACTGCTAATAGGGATGATTTTGGTCTTTATACTACGAGACCAGAACCATATCGCAATCGACATCTTCGTGCGAGGTGGTATAGAGGACAGGTAGATAATACTTCCTGTTCTAAATACCAGCGAGATGAGGTGAAGTGCCTATGTATATATGAAAGGGGCAAGAGAGACAATACTCCCTTGCGTAATTCCTTTGAATATATACAATGGTGGCGTACAGCATACCGTTCCAGTGATTCGTCCCTTGATATTAAAGTCAAGAGACCTGGGTGGTATGATGCAGTGAAGCGAGGTGCCCGA